CGCTTCTGCAATGATATCATCAATTGCAAAATTCTTTTCAAATGTATATGAGCCAGATGTTGTATTTGCCATCTAAGCTCCTATCCATAATAGACGGTAACATGCGTAGTTACAACATTTGTAACTTTAAGTTTTGTTCCACATCTAATTCCTGTTCCTGGTAACATAATAGAACCAGCCACAGATTTACTATCTCCTGCATCTGAATCATTTGTTCTTGGAACATCTACTACCCATACACTACTAGAATCATCAAGAACTGTAATTGTTCCTGCTGCTACACCATAAGGTTGTACCCAAGAAAGTCCTAAGATTCTTGCAGGACCATCCACAACAGTATGTGTATCAGCTGTAGTAATATTACTTGTTTTTATATCCACTGGATATGTGCTCATATTTTTCTCCTTCTTTTGTGAGCTCCCGAAGGAGCCCACAAAAATTATTTACCTATTACGCGTCAGCAAAAGGTGTTACCAGAGTACTTGACCCTAATAATTGCCCTGTGACATAGTAAGCGTTATCTGCTATTGCAGTGATCTGTACCCAACTTCCAGCGATTCCGCCTTTAGTTGAACCATTCATAGTAATTACATCATTACTTGATGAATCAGAAATGAATGTTTTTCCACCAGCACTATCATCAATACCTGTATACACAGCACCGTAAAACTTATCAGTTCCATCAGTTTTAATATCCATGTCTGTTGCTGCAGTTTCTACCCAGAATGTGTAAGTACATCCAAGATTGCTTGCTACATTATAATCGTTTGCTCCTGCTACTGCTGATGAACTACCTGCTGTGATCGTAGGTAAAGTAAATTTACCATCCGCATCATTACAAGTAATAACTCTACCTGCATGATCTGCTACAGTTAAAGTTGCATCAGCCGTTAGGCTAACGACTGCTTTAGGTCCGAAACTAATAAAACCATTTAATGATCTTACTGGTCCCGAAAACGTTGTATTTGCCATAATTATCCTCCTAGTTTTCCGAACATAGTCTCTAGGCCGTCGACTGTATGCGTCTATGTTCTGATTAATTATACAGTGATTAATTTATATATTAGATTTTAGTAGAGTGCAAGAGATCCTTGCAGAAATACGCGATTTCAGCGATGTGGCGTTTATCTAAGTAGCCACAGAAACTTGTGGGGCAGAATTAATAATTGCATTTTCTCTATCTGCAATCTTACGTTCCTCGGCTTTAATCTCATTGATAGTGTCTTTAATAGCATTATCAATTTTGACCATATTGAGAGTATATTTTCCACTTTGTTCATACTCCAACTGCCACTTCAACTCCAAGGACCGTTTTTGTTTGTACAGTTCTTGTACCATCAACAACCTCC